TATCTTTATTATCTTTACTAGCAAAAACCCTGAATGTTTTATCAGTCAAGAATTCGTTATTATGCCATCCATAAAGATAACCGCCATTTACCTTAACAATTTTTTGAAATTTCTTTAATTCATTGCATCCTTTTATAGTATCTTCAGGTTCAATATTTTCAGTAAGGAATTTTACAATAGCCTCGTTGACAATAGGTAAATCATAATCCAATTCATCTAATTCTTTCACATAAGCACCTTTTCTTTCAAGTTTGCCATTTGTGAATCGGAATATGTAGTTGTTTACATCTTTTTGCCAAATTTCAGAAATTTCATCAAAACCCAAACCCATCTTAGTTCTATCCATCCATTCCTGACAAATATCTTTCATTTTCTGAATTGCTTTTTCATTATCAGGAACTTGCAGAATAATACCATCAGTATTTGACTGAATAATTTCAGCATATCCCTCAAGATGTTCAAGCAAATCCAAAAGCATTAATTGACCATTGATACAAACATTGTTTGCTTGTCTAGGGTCATAAGCCTTTGAATATTTATCCTTACAAATACCATAAGTACCATTCAAAATGATTTTATAAGGTGCTTGTTCTTTTTTCTTACCAGCCTTTTTCAATTCAACACGTTTATCATAAATTTCTTTGAACTTGTATTTATCTTTACAATTTCTAGTCAAGAAATCCTGAACAATCATAATGCTAGGATAATATGATGTTACATCAACATGAAATAATTTACCTTTTATGTGAATAGGTTCAATAGGGCATCCGTGCAATCCTCCCCATCCAAAAGTATGCGGAATACCGCAAACAGTTGTTTCTAATGATTTTTTATAATCTCTATTTCTTCTATCGTTAAACCAATCTAAAACATATTTATATTTTTTAATCTTCAAGCAATCGACAATTTGAATATCAAATTCATCATCATGTTCAACTTTTTCACAACCAATAATTTCAGCGGTTAATTGAGCCTTTGTTTTGTTTACGGCTTTTAATGGTAATTCAAAAGTAGAAATTAAATCCATTTGTGCATTGTATTCATTTACACTTCTTTTGAAAACTTCAATTGTTTGTTCAACATCGTGCATACAATAAGTAACCGTTTCACGCATTTCAGGTCGTGTTAAAGGTCTGTCCAAATCAAAAGGAACTGTTGTTTCCCTAATATCATTTCCCATAAATCCTTCGAGTTGCTTTAATCCAACAATTCTTGCTGAAACATCAAAATTCAGTAATTGAATGTCCTTAAAATCATCAGATATTTGCCAGCCTTTTAATCCGTGCATAATAATCATATCATTTACTTTTTTAGGATTCATTTCTAAAAGAATTGATTTAAGAATATAAACATCATAATTTCTTGAATTGTAACCAACCCAAATTTGATTCCTATGTTTTTTATAATAATTAAGTAAAGCATCCCTATCATTTGCAATAATTCTTTTTACCTTTTCAATTGGATTAATGATAACAACCAGCCAATCACCCATGAAAACTTCAAAATCATAGAAATTAAGTGAATAAGGATAGTAACCTTTTTCAAAAAATTCATCAGAATCAACCGCAAAAGTTTTATTCATATGTACTAATTCATCAGAATCAAATTCTTTATAAACAATTTTTTTCTTTTCAGGCTCTTTTTTTACAATCGGTTTTTCAGCCTGATTTTCAATAGCATTCAAATCATCATAATCAATAAACATAATTACCTCTATTTATATTATAGAATTAAAAAAGTGCAAATTCTGTTTTTATATCTTCCTGAACAAATCCATTTTCTATTCTTTGTTTTGCAACATCAAAATAATCTTTATTAAGTTCAATACCTATGAATTTTCTGTTTGTTAGTTTACAAGCAACTCCCGTTGAGCCTGAACCCATGCAATTATCGAGTACAACATCACCCTGATTTGTGTAGGTCAAAATCAGATGTTCGAGCAACAAAATAGGTTTTTGAGTTGGGTGAAACTTTTCTTTATCACGATTGAATTTCAAAACATTATCAGGATAACGCAACCCTTCATTTACTGTAATATGACCACCGCAATTTTCATCATAATGTAAATTAGAAGAACCACTTCCTTGTTTACAAACATAAGGTTTACCGCTTTTCATTTGAGGATTATAAGTTGGTAACTTTTTATAAAAGATTAAAATATTTTCTGTTTTCTTTAATGGCATTTTGTTCGCATTCAAAAAACCCGTTGAATTATCTTTAATCCAAACATATTCATATCTCAGCATTGAAATATTGCTCATTGCCAAAATCTTATCAAATGGACATTGTGCAAATAAGGCAATACAACCATTATCTTTAATGATTCTATTGTACTGTTTCCATAATTCTTTCAAATCAATAATTGAATCCCATTCATTTTCAGTTGTTCCATACGGCAAATCGCAAAGAATAAAATCTGTAAATTTATCAGGAATCTGATTCATCAGGCTCAAACAATCACCATTCCATAATTCAATATCTTTCATAAAACATAAAAAGGCTCACCCTTTTCAGGATGAGCCAAATCCTCCACCTTTTATTTTAATCCTTATGGGTTAAAGTCGACATTAAGTGAATGCTGGAATCAGTAACAAAATAAAGTCTTGGCGGTCTACCTTGCATTTTCTGAAGGTAAAATTCCAAAGTTTTTTGGCTGGATGCGTTGATAACGTTAGGGTCAACATAAATAACCATTGTTTCAAAATCTTTTTCACCATCTTCCCAAAGAACTTTTTCAGAATAATTACCAACGGCATTTTTTGAAGAAACTTCAATACCTTCAGAATCAATTGTGAATTTTATGGCTGAATGATTTTCAAGTGTAACATCAAAAACGCTTGCTCGTTCAATAACATCCTTAATTTCATTAGGGAATTTACCTTTAATCAATGTTGACAAATCAACATCATCAAGCAATTTACAACAAGTATCATAAGGATATTTTGTTGTTATCAATGTTTTCAAACTGAAAACAGTATCATTTTCAGACTTGAAATGAACCCAATTATTTTGAACCTGAACTTTATTAAGTTTAGTGAATTTCAGCAATTCACCCATTGATTTATCAGAAACCCAAAATTCAGGCAATTCAACATCTTTCATTGCAAATCTATTAATCTGATAACCATCAGTAGACATAATGAATTTGCCTTTAATGAATGTTCCTGAAAGTGGTGTTGTATTTTTTCCCATTTTACAAACATTCAATCCCGTAATGAAATCATCTTCAAGTTCAATCCAATCTTCAGAAATTTGAATTTCATTCAATCGTCTTTCATAATCAAATTCAACTAAAGCCAATTCAGCCTTTGCTCTTCCTGATTTAAGAACCCATGTTTTATTATCAGAAACTTCAAAGATAATTTCTTCATTAGGCATTTTGTTAATGATTTTGAAAAATTCTTCTGCTCGAACCGCACCCTCAAGGTTTTCAGCCAGCATTTCAGTATTTTCAATTGGAACGCTAACTGAAATCATATCATTATAAGCAAAAATTCTATCCTTATAAAAAATGAAAGAATCCGCACCTTGTAAAATTGGATTGCCTTTTTCAATTCCTGACATACACAATCCCAATTTTTTCAACAAATCTTTTTTCTGAATAGTCATTATTCAAACTCCTTGTATTTATTATTATAGGTTTTCTTTTTAGGTTTTTCAGAATCATTTGAATCATCATCATTTTTTCTTTTGTATTCAACTTCATCTGCAAATCTACTATCCAAAACGGGTCTACCAATCGCATAACACTGTAAACATAAAGCATCTTTTGTTTCAGAATCACCCTCACGAATGGCAATTTGTGATAAACGCATTATATTTTGTTCTTTTTCAACTTTACTTTGATTCAGGGCAACCATACAAGTTACATGAGCAAGTTTACGAATATCCTCAGCAATTGACTGAGCCGTAACATCTGTAGATAAACCCTCCCTCGTTGACTGAGTTGCCGTAAAAACAACCGCCTTTCTTCTTTGTGCTAATCCCCTCAATCTTTTCCAAATGCCGTCTAACTGATTGCGATATTCACCTTTTTCACTTGGAGCAAGAATATCAGCATAATCAATAATTATTACATCAGGAACGTAATGTAAATTTTGTGATAGTTTTTCAATTTCCAAATCAACCTTTTCAACATTCCATCCATACGCTGGAGCCGACATAATCCTGAAATCACCGCCTCTAAACATACGCATCATATTTTTTTGTTTTTTCTGTATATCCGCAATTGAAACGGCTTTTCTGTTTATTGTTTTATGTTCAATTTTCCATTTTTTATCTGATTCATCATTTTCAACAAAATATGGATAATCAATTTCTTCTTTATCTTCAGGCAATTGACCGCTTAAACTAGTCCAAACACGTTTTGTTATTTCATTTTCTGACATTTCCATTGAAATAAACAAAACTTTCAAGCCATTTTTCATAGCCTCAACACCAACATTGATTAGGTGAAAAGTTTTACCTCGTTTCATTGGAGCAAGAAAAGCAATAAAATCTTCCCTATGGATTTTACCAATCACCTTACCATAAGCACCGTCTAATTCATAAAGTAAAGAATTTTCGTTCAGGAATGAATCTGTAATTTTTTCAGAATCGTGCAAAAGTGAAATACCGCTTGTTTCACTAGGTTCAACACATTTGTATTTTGTTAAAATAGATTCAACCTTATCAACGTCATCCAAACTTAAATTGGCAGACATATTTTCAACCAAATCATTCAACGACCTTTTTTTCAGGTAATTGATTGATTGACTAATTGCAAAATCAACATTGCTGATTTTCTTTTCATCATAATTTTCATCAAGATTCTTAATGAATTCCAAAATGTTATCTTGTAAAGATTCATCATTTAATTCATCAACTTTTGCCCTATACAATTTCATTATGTTTCTTTGCGGAGCAACTTTATAAGAATTGAAATAATCTTTAATCCATTGTGCTAGGATTCTTGCATATTCAATTTCTAACTGTTTTGGAACAAGAACGGGAACTATTTCTCTGCAGAAATCATCACTTGTAATTAAACCAATCAACAAATCTTTTTCATTCAAAGTATTAATTTTTTCACGTTTCATTTTCATTACCTAATTACATTATAGGATTTATGCACAAGATTTTAGAATTTCTTTATTTAATTTATGCTTATTTATCGCATCAGTAATAAACCATGCAAAAGGAGCATTGTTATTCAAAGAATTAGAAACATTGAATGTACTTTCATTCATTGAAATATTATTCATTTCACAATAATCAACAAATTTTGTGATTATTTCAGATGGTGAACTTACCCAATAATCAAGATTTTCATTAATGTCACTTTCACTATAAAGCCATTTACACCAACCGTGCAAATTTCTTAAATTTTCCCAAAATACAGATTTATTGTTAATAGCATTATTTTCACAGATTTCATCACCAATCATTTGTATTTTTTCAGGCAAATCATTATAGATTTTTTCAGCCTTAATTTCTGAAAGTTGCTTACCATTTGTATTAGGCTTTTTGAAACTGAAAATAAAATAACTTGGGAAATTATCATTGTTTGAATCATAAAGCCATTTTTCAAAACTATCAGGCAGACAATCTTTTCTGAATGGCATATATGCTTTTTCAAACATAAGTCTATAATTTTTTACCGCATCAATAAGCAATTTTTCGATTTTAGAATAATCGTTTTTTACTGAATTTAATTTTTCTTTCCAACCATCAGCATTAAACCATTTGCATTCTTTTAATTTTGAAAACTTGTAAATATGCGGATTCAGGATGTTGCCGTTGTAGATGTCCTGAATGATTCTGCAACAATTTGTATAAGTTTTTGTGTTTCCAATTTTTGTTCTAAAAATATCTGAATTTTCAGTAATGATTTTTCTAGCAATTTCATCAGCATTATCAGAATAATTTTTCTTACATTCTTTAATTTCAAATAATGATGGCATTCTAGCCTCCTCATCATTATTATAGGATTCAATACAAGAATTAATGTAATTTTGACTTAAATTATCATCAATCCAATTAAATCTATCGGTATTCATTGGAATTGTTGCTAATACCCATTTTGAAGGTATTTCTTCAATGTTTATCCAAAGTTTATGAGCCTGATTATCATAATATTTATTTATGAACGGTCTTAAAATTGTTGGTGGAACACCAGCCAATTTATCTAGAGCCATTCTCACCATTTTTTCAGATAAACCGCAATCATCAGCAATTTTCTGTTTTGAAACATAAAAATAAAGTTTATTATTATAAATCATTTTTTCAGGTGGATTTGCTGAAGTAATCCATTGCATCAAATAATGATAAACTTGAATTGAATAACCTAGCATTCCTATTGTTTCAATTTTATTGCGGTCATATCTACCGTATAAAACCCTAGTTGATTTTGAATCGAATTTCATTAAATTCATATTTCACCTGATAAAAAAACCTTTTTCCATTGAGTTGTTCAGCAATTCAATATTTATATTGTACGGATAACATAAACATTGAAAACAACCCAATGAAAAAAGGCTCTTAAATATTTCCGTACTGAAATTTTTAATTCAAATATTTGCTGAATATCTGAACCTATTTTTATTATAGGATTTTTGAAGAAAAAATCAATATTAGTTTTCTTCAAAAATGAAAGATAATTTTTAATTTAATGTTTCAAATCCGTTTACGGATTTTATATATATTATAAATATATATTAGAATATATATTAGTATATATTATATGCCCTATAGGGCAACACCCTCGCCCTATAGGGCAACACCCTAGCCTGATAGGGCAAGACCTATGCCCAATAGGGCAATACTTTTCATTAAAAAATTTTTCAAAAAAAAATTAAATAAATTAAAATAAACTACTTGACATTTTATATAAATTAATTTAATATATAAACAGTTACGGGATAGGAGGTAACGATTATGGCAAAAGAAGTTGAAAGAACTATGTGTTTGAAAATGATTGAAATTGTTTCAAAGGTAAGAACAAGGGAAGAACTTATTGATGAAATCCTTAAAATTTTCCCTGATTGTGATAAAAGATACCTTGATACACTTTCACTTGGTGGATTGATTGATGAATTGAATCAATCAATTCTTTATACAGAATAAAAAAAATCAGGGCATTTTTGCCCTGAAAAAAAATAAAAAATTTGTAAAAAAGTGCTTGACATATTAAATAAATTAGTTTAATATTAAAGCATAAAGGGTTAGGAAATAACCTTAAATAAAAATTACTTAATGCACAAGATAGGAGGTGCGATATGAGTACAAGAGCAAATGTTTTGGTTGTTGAAAAGAACAACGATTGGGAACGAACAATTCAGTTTTACAGACATTGGGATGGTTACGTTCAGGAAACTGGTAAGGAATTGGCTATTCTTGCTTATATGGCAAAGAAATTCAGCGAACCTGATTCGTTTACTGATGACAATGGTAACGAAGTAATTCGTGATAATTTCAAAAGAATTAGAAACCGTATGTTAGGTTATTTGAATGATTCAAATAACTATGAGGCTGAAGAATTTGCCAATGGTGTACATGGTGATATTGAATATCTTTACCTTGTAAAGATTGAACGTGTTCAGGATGAAACTGTAAAAATTACAGTTGAATACATTGAAACACCGTTGGATTCAGACCGCAGTGAATATGTTCAGAAAATCCTCAATGGTGAGGGTACTGAAATTGTTCTTGAAGTAAAATAAAATAATGCCCATTGCCTTAAAAATAGGGCAATGGGTTTTTGTCTTTAGAGGGGAATCTATGAAAGGTCAATTTGATAAATATGTTAATCTAATCAGAAAAATTTCTTGGAAAATTTCACAAAAATATAAAATTGAATATGAAGATATTGAGGCTCAGGCTTTTTTAATTTACTGTATGATTTTGGATTCTTATGATTTTTCAAAGGCTGGGTTTTTAACTTATTTATATATTCAATTAAGCGGTAGACTTGTTGATTATGCTGAAAAACTGAAAGATGTTTCTAAAAAGGAAAGGGGAATTGTTTTAGAATTAGATGAAGATGAATATAAAGCAGACCCATTTTTAGTTAGTGTTGAATCAAAGTCTTATGATTTGAATAATGATGAAATAATTGAAAAAGCGGAAAAGAATTTGGATGCTGATTCTTTGGATGTTTTCAAGTTCATTATTAGTTTTGAATGGCTGAAAGAAAACAGAAGAAAGCCAACAATAACTGATATTATGCGTAAATTCAATATTAAACGGGATTATGCAAATATTCTTTGGAATAATTGTTGTAATTTTTGGCAGAATGTTGCGTGAGGTGAAATATGGAAATGACTAGAAAACAACTTGATTTAGTTAAAGAAATTATGAAAGCAGATAATCTTGAAGACATAATTGATAAATTGTTTTGTGAATTAAAAGGATTGGTTTGTTTGGGTTCAAATGATGAAGGTCGTTTGAATTATTCTTTGGATGAATATTGGCTTTTTGCTTATGCCTTTGTTCAGGGATTTATTACAAGAAAAGGATTGAAAAGATGAAATTTGAAAGAACTGAAGTATTTAATTTTGAAGGTGCATTGCGTGGAATGCGTAACCCTATGAATAGTTGGGAAAAATCTGATAGTGATTATTATGATGTTTATAATGACAATTTAGATTGCTATGTGAATAAGTTTGAGATTGGTGAAAATGACCTTAAACTTGCTCAAAGTCTTATAAAATCAGGTTCAGAACATAGAAAGTTTATGAGGCAGATTTTTGTATCAGTTGATATAACCGCTCCAATTTATTGGTGGAAAGAGTTTGATACCTACAAAGTTGGTACAGTTGCCAACTCAACTTCAACAATGCATAAGTTAGCATCAACTCCAATTACAAAAGAATGTTTTGAAATGGATGATTATTCTGATGTTCGTTTTGAAGATGAAGATGATGCTTATGGGATATTGAATGAACAATGGGATAGAACTATTTACACTTGTGAACTTCTAAGAAATAAATACAATGAAACAAAAGACAAGTGCTATTGGAAAGAATTGATAAGGTTGTTGCCTGAATCTTGGTTGCAGACAAGAACTATTAGTATGAATTATGAAAATGTTTTCAATATGGTTTACCAGCGTAAAAATCATAAATTAACAGAATGGAGTAAATCATTTATTGATTGGGCAAGAAGTTTACCCTATGCTCAGGAACTAATTTTTCTTGATGAGGTTGTAAAGAAATGACAACTGAAGATATGATTGAAGAATTTATTCAGTTAGCAATGAAAGCATATAAGAAAAATTCTAAAGGTAGTGTTGAGGCAAGAAAATTAGACCGACATGAATCTGTAATGATACAAGGGCAAGAATTTTCTTATTGGAGAGAATATGTTGTTTATAAAATGGCTGAATATATTCATAAAATTATTCCTGATGCTAAAATTGAAGTTCTTCTTGATGGAAATGATTCAGCAATTAAAATTGAATTAAATAATTTTGAACAACAAAAACTTAATCGTCAAATGCATCTATTTTTACAAAAAATAAATTAAGTTAAATGTGGTGGGAAAATGGTTTTTATTTTGGGCATGATTTTTGGATTCATAATTAGTTTTATTTCATTATTTTTTAACCATAGTTTATTGGTATTCAAATAATGATGAAGATGAATAAATTTTTATCGTTTAAACTCTATAATAATATATGGAGGTATTAAATGAAAAAATTTATTTTAACAATTTTATTCGGTCTTGTTTCCAATTTATTTGCTCAACAAATTGAAATTCAAATTGTTCCTGATTATGAACAAGAAATGAAAGAAACTGAATTTAAAAATAACACAAAAGATTTTAACAATTCTTTTTCAAACATTGGTCAATCAGGTAGTTATTTGGGTTATCTTTTGAATAATGATTTCAATACTATTCTTAAAGATGCTTGTAAATGGAAAGGTTGTAAAAGACCAATTAGTACAAATAAACAAAATGAATTAGTTGATGAATTCAAAACTTATTTATCACAAAATTATTATGAATGGAGTAAGGAAAATGGCAAATGAAATATGGAAAATTATTGATGAATTCCCATCTTATTCAATTTCTAATTATGGGAAAGTTATGAATAATAAAACAAATAAATTAAAATTTTTTTCAGTTGGAAAAGGAGGTTATCCATATTTTTCTTTTTGGAAAAATAAAAAACAATATTGTAGAAAACTTCATGTATTATTGGCTCGTGCTTTTATTCCTAATCCTGAAAATTTTCCACAAGTTAATCATATTGATGGTGATAAAAAGAATTTTTCTTTGGAAAATTTAGAATGGGTTACCGCTAAAGAAAATAATCTTCATGCAAGAAGAACGGGTTTACATAAAAGCGATGGGGATAAATCAGTATTGCAATTTGATAAAAGTGGTAATTTTATTGCTGAATTTAAGTCAGCAAGTGAGGCTAGTAGAAAAACACTAATAAGTAGGGGGAACATTTGTAATGTAGCAAATCATCGTGTTATTGGGAACAAACATATTTTATCCGCTGGAGGTTATAAATGGGAATGGAAATAATTGATAAAGAAAAAGACAAAAGTGTTATTTCACATCCTGATAGATATGGTGGTGATACTACTTATGAATGTATTAAGGTTCTTGAGGCTTGGATGCCAGCGGAGCAATATAAAGGTTTTTTGCGTGGAAATGCAATAAAATATTTATGCCGTGTTGGTAAAAAAGATGAAACGGTTCAGGAACTTAAAAAAGCAAAATGGTATTTGGAAAAATTAATTGAAAAGGAAATAAAGGAAAATGAAAAATCTGAAAGTAAAGATTAAATTGTTTGATGGCGGTAAATTACCTGAATACAAGCGTGAGGGTGATGTTTGTCTTGATTGTTATGCAAGAGAAAGCGTTGATATTTCAAAAGGTAAAAGAAAACTTGTTCCTCTTGGTTTTGCTCTTGAATTACCCATTGGATGGGAGGCGGTAATAAGACCTAGAAGTGGAAACACTAAAGGTGGTGTTGATATAGGAATTGGAACTATTGATACAAATTATCGTGGTGAGGTAATGGCTTGCATTATCAATAATTCTGATATGGATTTGTTGGCAACAAGGGGTGAAAGAATTTGTCAGTTGGCAATTCGTGAATCACCGAAAATAGAGTGGGAAGTTGTAGATGAACTTTCTGAAACCGAGCGTGGTGCAAATGGATTCGGCTCAAGCGGAATCTAAAAATATAAAGGAGTTAGAAAATGAAAAAAGATGAAAGATTTTTCAGTTGGCTTAATCAGCGTATTTTTTATAAAAATATTCTGATTTGTAAAGAAGATTATGACACTAAACGTGTTATGGAATGTGAAAAGCATAAACAAGAAAGCAAGTTTACAAAATATAATAAGAGGGTATAGAAAATGGCTGAAAAATTAGAACTTTACAGAAAATATCGACCTCAGAACTTTTCAGAAATGGTTGGAAATGAGGCAACAATTAAGAGCCTGAAAAAAGAACTTGAAAATGGTTCTCATGTTTTCTTGTTTACGGGTAATGCTGGATGCGGTAAAACAACACTTGCTAGAATTGTTGCAAAGGAAGTTGGTGCTGGTGAACTTTCAATTAGGGAAATTAATTCTGCAGAAAATCGTGGAATTGATACGGCAAGGGAAGTCATGGAACAAATGCGTTATACACCTACTGATGGTAATGCTTTGGTTTGGATTTTTGATGAATGTCATCAATGGCTTGCTCCCGTTCAGAATGCTTTTCTTAAAGCGTTGGAAGATACACCTGAACACGTTTATTTCTTTTTGTGTACA